GAGAGAGATTATCTAAGTGACCAACAGAAACTTGTTGACCATCTCTTACAACATCTATCTTTGTAGTTTCATAAGCATCATAAACATACTGGTCATAACCTTTAGCTTTTTCTAAAGCATATTGTTCTGCAACCATATACTTTTCCCATCCAGCCATATTACGAAATTCTTGAGCGGTGATACTGTCACCGGTTTCTGCTTCGTACTTAGAAGCAAACTCTTGTGTAGCTAGATCGTCTTCAAATAATTGATAACGTTCTCCTTTAAATCTTGCTTCTAATTCTGGACTTACACCTCTAGTAAGTATGTCTAATTTTATTTGTGCTTCTCTGTCTTCTCTATATTTTTGTTGTCTTTGTTGAATTATTTCACCAATAGAAGATGAAAGGGAAGCTAATCCCTCATACATCCTTTCTGTGTTTCTTACTCTATCAGCATTATTCTTTTCTAATTGCTGTAAATATCTTTCTTCTGAAGCTTGTATCTGGGCATCAGATCTTTCTTGTTCTGATACAACATCAGCAATCTGTTCTGGGTTTAATGATTGCCCAGTTATTTGATAATTTGGGATCATAACTATTTATAAATAAAGTTGTCTGTTATTAGCAAGTCCTGAACGAGTTCCTGCACTACCATATCCAAAACTTCCTGATGGGAATGTATTTCCATAGTCGATTGAACCAGTGCTTACACCACCTGCTGTTGTTGAAGCTCCACCCGTGGTATCACTTAAAGCATCACCTGTATTACTCATACCGCCTATACCAGCAGCTAACGCCTGACCCATGCCAAGCATGAATGTCATTCCTACGTTTTGCATTACTGGAGGTGGTGGTGCTACATCCTGAACTGGTTCGATAGCTACTTTACTGAAAGATTGATTAAGTGTTGATTTAAGCTGTCTTCTAACATCTTCCATGCTTTCTTTAGCTTTGTAACCAGCAATAGCAAGACCTCTCGATCTCATTGCTTGAGTTGTACCAAATTGAGCTGTATTCATCGCTAGTAATCTAGCTACTGATTTACCTCGTACACCACGTTCTGCTGCTGACGCCTCAATCTGACCTTCATTGACTAACATCTTTTTAAAGTCTTCCTGATTTTCAAGTATCGCTAAAGACTTTGCATTATTTAATTGTAATTGTGTTCGAGTATAAGCTCGCTGAGCTGCGACAGTTGCTAAATCAACTTCTTCCTCGAATTGAACTTTCTTAGTTGCGTAAGTAGTTCTGGTCTGCATCCACTTACGTTCTCTGACTTTTAATTGATGCTCCCAATTTCTTCTAGCACGAGCATTACTTGCCGATGCTTCTTGAGCACCCGCTATCGCTGAGAACGCTGGACCTATTGCTGCTGCACTGCACATATTCGTACAAATTCTATAAAGGATAAATTGTTTGGTCCGTAGGGAAATCTCCTAAGAAATTTGAAACCTAAAAACCTAAGTAACTTGAGATGGACTTTGTTTCTTTCGTCAACAATGTTCCACAGTAACTTTTCTCTTCTTGCGTTCACATACCGTTTTGCTTCTCTAGCAAAGGTATGAGGATAATCGTAGATAGCTGGGGTGCAAAGCATCCAGATTTGTCCACCACTGTGGACTCCTGCCATGCCTGCTATCTCGCCATTCGGTACTTCAAAATAAACTGAGTCGCAGTTTTGATAACCGACGACAAGTGAATTTAAAGGGTCATCTCCATGACCTTCAGTAACCTCTTGATAATCTGCTGGTAATAAATTAGAAGCCACACGAAGTGCAGCTTCCAATGTTGCTGGGTGAATGTATTTAGACACGTTCGTAATTATTAGATGTCCAAACTCCTTCCCACGTCATGTTGTGTATTGTGGCTGGAGCTGGGTGTGTAGATGTAATAGATAATTCTGCGTTTATATTTCTTTCAAAAATTGGTATTGTTCTTAAGTTATTATCATTAACAATTCCTGCTGTGTTAGCTATATATGAATCAGCAGTAGTAAGTTCAAATTGTTCTGTGTAATCAGTTTTACCTGTTCTAGATAAAATAGTTTTATATAATCCAACTGGACCAAATCCGATCTTTACCCTATGGACAATAGTATTAGCTCTTGTATCTGATCTCCAATTTTTACCACTTTGTGTTACGTAATAAATAGTTGGTAATGTAACTTTCATAGTGTATTGATATCCGATTAGAAAAGTTTCATTTTCCCAATCACCATCAACAAGATATTTAGTATTATCCTCAGAGACTAAAGCATATCTACCCAAGTTTTGGGTACCTGAAGTAGCGTTAGTATTATCATAAACAGCTAATTGATTACTACTTTCTAATCCAATAAATTGAGAATCAGTCTTAAGTTTGTATGATTTTTTAATTGTTGGATCATATGTCCAACCACTTGTTTCTCTTACATGGTCAAGATGAACTCTGTTCTCTGCTAAAGCAAGAGTATTACTATCCATCTTTAAAGAAAATTTTAAAAGCTGATTTTTATTATTTGATCCGTTTCTTACTACAACAAATAAATTATCATCTTGCATACAATGATATTGAATCGTTCCAGTTAATGTCCATTTAAACCAAGAAGCAAGTTTTCTTTCGTCTATTTGGTCAAAATATCTAAACCCATAAAGAGTTGATGTGCCTTGACCGTTGTTTGATGACCTATCTCCACTAAAAAATAAAACAGAGTTTTCTCTCGAGTTTGAGATTAGTTTTAAATCTGTTTCAAATAATTTAGATACTACAGCACTTTGTTCAATCATTACTGGTTCCCCTTCTCTTAAGATATTTGCCATCTCAAAAAATCTTGAGTGTTTACCAGCATTATCTAGAAAACCAATTGTCGTTCCAAGAGAAATAGGATTAGTTTCTTCATTAAAATTATAAGAAGAAAGAGCATTTATTTTTGCAGTTAAAGGACTAAAGGTATCACTATCTGTAGTCAACATAAACTGTTGATTTCTAGTAAATAAGACTAAACCTGTATTAACTTGAATGCCATCAAAAAGATCCGCAGGGTATTCAGAACTAGCAGAGATATCTATTGGATCACTAGCGATAAACTGAATAGCTGATTTTTGAAAAAAGTTTGTAAAGTCTCCAGCTCTAGAAAGTACAATATTTTCTTCGGATAAAATACCAAACCTGTTTCTAAAAAACAGCATCTTGTTTATTGTCTTACCTACAAAGGAAGGTTCAGGGTTAGTGTCTTTATCACCTACTAAAGCATCGTCCCAAAAAGGTACTGTAGGTTGCTGTACACCGCCGATATTATAAGTAGATTCATTTAGTTCAGTTAATCTAAAATTACCGTCAGCAGTTCTTATAAGAACTAAAGGCATAGTGTCTCTTCTTATACGAACCTTTCTTCCCGGTTTAGCACATTCAGCCCAAATACCTTCACCATCTCTATCTCCATATCCTTCAAATTTCACAAAGTAATTATCTTCTTCAGCTGCGCTGTTGATTACTTCAACAACCATTCCATGTTTGCATTGTGTTGGTAAGTCTCCTGCATCTGAAACCTTACCAGCTACTACATTAAGTAATTCACCTACTGGAGTGTTTCCATTAAATTGTGCTTTTGAATGATATGACCAATTATTTTGTACTCCAGTAGTATGAGAAGGTTGTGTTGCATTTGCGGTTCCACCCAAGAGAGCTAAATAAACACTAAACTCACCATCGGTATCAAGAGAAGTTACATAATCTCCTGCAATATAACTAGTACTAGCGTTAAAAGGATCAGGTCTTCTTATATAAAGACCAGTACCTATCTGTTCAGTTATAAAGGTTCTTCCCGTTGTCCCATTTGTTGATCCTGTAATGCCTTTACGTATATCTCCTAAAATACTTTCAGCAGTAATAGTAGTTTCATTATCAAATGGAGTTGGGTTAGGTCTTACTAATCCTAAATTTGCTTGAACAATAGAGGTACTTATAGCTTCAACAGTTACTTTGTAATAAGCATCTTTCATCCATAAAAAAAAGTAATCTCCTTCTTGCCAATTTTCTCCACCGTGTAAAAGATCGTATGTAGTAGTGTATCTAGCTTTATATTTTGTTTCTAAATTATCACCACTTCCTTTAGAAAAAGGTACTGATTGCCCAGTATTTTTTATACGGAAGTATAGGTTTGTTGGCTGAAGTCCGTTTGCACGGGTTCTATTAGTCTGTGTACTAACATTTTGTCCAGCAGCATTTTTGACATTTATAGAATACTTAAAGTTATCTCCTTTACTTGACATACTTTGACTGACACCAAATTCGTTAGTTTCAGTAACAGTAGAGTTATAAGTTAGTGAACCAATTTCTACAGGATTATTATTATTATAAGTTATTCCACCAATAGCATTTTCATCAATAAGAATCTTATCATCAGTGATATCAAAAATACGAGTACCTACATTTGGTGCAAATTCATCTCTACCGTCTCCGGCAGTTTCATCAGTTGGATTGAATTTATCATCACCATTAGATTCGATATCATTGTATTGCGTATAATTATCTCTCAAGCTATGTGGTGTTAAATATCCTGCGGTTGTCCCATAGTTATTACTTGAACCGATTAATTCAACGTGTATCCTTGTGGCTGTTGTAACTGTACTTAATGTTGTATCGCTATATAAGTTAAGAGCGTATTGTTTTGCATAAGCAATACTTTTTAACTCAATAAACATTTCTTTTTTAAAGTTTGTATCAGGTTCTATCAAGTCATCCATCTCAACAGTTACTTGCCTGTTGTTTATGTAAGTAAAATCGTTAAGAGTTAATGTTTGAAGATCTTCATCATTACTATGTTTAAGATATTTTGTACCAGTAGTACCATCAGCATATGTATATAGAGGTGAATTACCATGTCCAACACGTGTATTAGATGTGTCAACAACATTTTTAGGATTACCAGTTAGACAATCCCACATCCTTACTGTTCCGTCTCTAGCAATCTGTCCAATATATTGCTCAGTTTCATCACGATAATAATGAAACCATTTACCAGTTGTATCTGAATTATATGTAGGATCTGGATAACCTTCATCAGTGAAGTCACTTAAAGATTTTATAAACTTACCAGCTGGTCTTTTAAGTAGTCCTTGTGTAACGTCAGGTATGGCGTTCTCCATGTCTTTTACCTGACCGGGAATTTTTTGTTCGTCAGGTTGCTGTGAAATACCAGCAGTTAAAGCTGGAATTGTTTGTGTAATATTTGGCATTATCTAACAATCGCTTTGTAAGGTTGATAAGATCTGTAATTACTCTGCTGTGGGAATCCAAAGAATGTATGGTCTCCTTGTTCACAGTCGTATTCCAAAGCAGAACTTTTAGTTTGTGCCTCTTCTAATTGAAGTAATTTAACTAAATCTGGATTAGAAACTAATTGTGTAGCTGCTCTGACTGATGCTCTAGCAATTATGTATCTCTGTATGGCTGGAGGTACATCATTAAAAGGTAATAGATAAGTAATGTCAAAATATAACTCTCCAGAAAATTCATCTGTATGTTTTACATTGTCATATAATTTTCCATTCTTCCTAACTACATCTATATTTCTGTCATACAATCCATCGTGGACATCGTATCTTAAATAATTATTAGGAATATAAAAGTATCCATTATCATCTGGTTTTATTTTTTTATTGTCTTCTTTATTAAAATGCCATCCTTCATTTTGCACATCTTTAGTAACCTCCATTAGAAGATTATGTATCATTGCAATTTGTGGGTTGGCATATGTATTTACTATTTCATCTCCTGAATTTGTAGTCACTGTTCCTAAAGTAGTTACAGGAGATTGACCAATGCTACCCAATATAGAGTTAACTGCGGATAGTTCGGTATCGGTTGCTATTTGAGTAGTCATAAAAAAAAAGGGAGCCGAAGCTCCCGTATAAAGAATAAAAAGTTGATTAAGTACCAGCTACGTTTGTTGGGTATGTAGTACCAAATGCTGCTGGAGCAGTAGCACCAATATACAATTCAACTGCGGCAGCAGGATTTAAGAAATCCGCTCCCATAGCTAGTCTTCCAAGGATTACGTCACCTTGGTAAACCACAGACACGTCGCCTGAAGTTACCTGTACTTGAGGACCCATAGCTTCTACAACAGCGGCTGCTTCCTTCTGGAAAATAAGTCCACATGACTTATCAAAGGCAGTAGCTCCACCATAGTTGTTATTAAATCCACCAGCACCAGCATTAGTTTGTGCTGTAGCTGCTTCGATATCAGAAGCAATGAAGTCTCCTCTCTTACCGGGGTCAGGAGCCCTACCAGCACCAGTTCCAGTGTTGTACTTAACACCGTGCTGACCTAAGAAAGGTATGTTCATAGACTTATAAATCTTGATACCAGCTATCTCAACAACGCCTTTACCAGACTGCAATGCAGTTCCTTGAACGTCTCTGTTGATTAGTCCGCTATCACCAGTAGCTTGTATAAGTGCATAGTACTGACGTGGGTTAAGTACTGCACAACGACCCTGAGAGCTAACGCCCTTCTCGTCCATTGCAGCAGCAGCGTCATAAAATGCTGTTACTAGATTAGATGCAGTGAAAGCATCTGTTTCAGCAGTTCCTGTACCTACGCGGATCTGTGTTCCACCGGGTTCTCTGAAAGAACTTGTCTTTCCTACTGGACTATTTTGTCTTGCACCTTTTGCAATAGCTCTGAAAATGAGTCTGTCATACTTCTCTGCTAATGCGTATCCAATCTTCTTGGATATTTCACCACGTAATTCGTAGTGTGCAAGTGTCTCGTCTAATTCATAAACGAATGCACTTGAGATAAGAAGGTCATCACATGTGACTGTCTTCTCTGCGACTGGAGGTGCTCCGTCGCTGTTACCTAAAATTGAATTTCCGGGAGTATGGAACTCAGCAGTTGTTCTACCTGTGTAGACAAACTGAAGACTTTTTCCATTCTTTAATGTTCTCTTCATTACCATGTCACGAGCGATTGTCTCGTGCTGGAATCCTTTAAACATCTCTCCACTAAACAATTTTAAGTAAAGTGCTCTGTTATCAGCACCATCATTTAAACGACCCTGCCTTGTAAGTGAGGAGGTCATTCCTGTACTCTGTTGAGCCATGATATTTACTTAAAATGTAAGGGTATATATTGTCGTTCCTAGATCTAGAATTGTTTTAGTCTTATTTGGTCTAGCGTGAGACTGCACGCTTTGTGGTCTTTTCCCACCGTCGACGGCTTAAAGGTATCCTCCTCGGAGGGCTTTAGCCAAATTGAATAGGGAGGACTTGCACCTCCCAGACCGCTTAACCGATTAATCTTGTGTAAGCAACGCCACGATATACGAAAGTAACTTTCATGGTTATCTCCATATACTAAGCCCCGTTCCATGCTTAGTTCTCATGCGTCCCCGAAGGGATGAACGGACGTGGTTGCCAATGTCTGGTT